TTGACCTAGTGTACCTTCGACTTTACCGTTTGGCATACCTTCACCTGTAAGTTCACTAGATGAGGTTGATGCAGATGGTGCATTTTGACTGGAAGCTGGTAAGATAATACTTCCACCACCGTCTGATAGTGTTACAATGTTTCCATTGATACTGATTCTCTGAGGAATGCCAACGCCATCACGACCATTTTCTCCTTTAGGTCCAGTTAACCCAATAGGTCCTTGAGGTCCAGCGGGGCCAGCGGGGCCAGTCTGTCCGATTGGTCCTTGTTCCCCACGTTCACCTTTTTGTCCGTCTTGTCCACGTTCGCCAGTTTCTCCCTTATCGCCTTTTGGTCCAGGAGTTAGAGAGATTGTTTTTAATTCTTCTTTGGTTGCAAACTGACTTGTATCAACGTTGGGGTTATTTTCTAAACGTTCAACACGTTTCTTTAATTCTAGATCATTATAAGGTGTTGGAAGTTCAGTTTTTAAAGCGTAGTCACTCAATGATTGGTGCGAGGTAAGGTAGTTCTTATCTCTTAATTCTTGCTTAGTAACTAAATTATTTAATTCTTCTTTGGTTGCTAAACGTGAAATGTCTTGATGTGATGTAAGATAATTCTTGCCTTCAAGTTCCTGTCTTGTTACTAAATTGCTAGTATCTTTTTCAGGCTTGCTCTCTAACGCTGTTAAACGCTGTTTTAAGGAGCTATCGTCATAGATGGTATCTTTATCTGCCTTTGTCTTTAAGGCTTCGATATCGGCTGAAATATGGCTGATTTCGGTACGAATATTGCTATCATCATACGTTCCACCTTGCTCTTTGATTTTCGCAAATAGTTCGTCCAACTCTTGCTTGGTCACGATATTTTTAGCGTTGACAATGCGCCCTGACTCACGTTCAATGAGTGGTGTTTTAACTGCTTTGTCAATTTCGCTAACATGGACATTAAACATAAAGCTATACACATCTGCTGACTGCTCTACCTTCTCGAAGTAGATGTAGCCAATAACAGGTTCATCTGTTGTGATCAATGATGTATCAAATTGGACTGTGAATGAATTACCATCGATAACTGCTTCTACTTCCTGATATCGCTTAGTGCATTTGAAATAGAATAAGCAGATGACCTTAGTAGCGGTCAAGCTATCGAGTGTAAACTTGAATTCAGTGATGCCTTTATCTTTGCTATAAAACTCTTGATAAAGTCTATCTACATCTCGATTGTTGGCTGAAATGGTTAATCTCTTTTCAATAACCTTCTTCAAGTGCTACCTCCTTTCTTTTGATAAAGAAAAGAGAACCCAAAAGGGTTCTCAACTATTATTTATTCATCCACGCATCATTCATCTGCTTAACTGCTGACTCTACGAATGTATCGAGGTCACTGTCAGTCATGTGGATGTTGTACTTACTAAGTTCTGCACGAATCTTAATACGTGCCTGTTCTAGTTTCTCTTCGCCTTTATAACCAGTTTCAGATGATACCTGCTCAACTGCATTGACTGCATTTTTAGCAAGGATTTCAACAATCTTGATTGTCTTTTCTCCGCCTTTTTGAACCAGGTATTCTTTGACAGCCTTAACTGCGATACCTACCAAGATAACAAGGATGCTGATAGCACCATTAATTAAAATTTCATTGATTTGTTGCATTTGTATGTTCCTCCGAAATTTCTAAATTTAAGTATTTGTTAAACAAAGCATCAATTCGCCCGTTGCCACCTAACTTCTTATAACTTGAGTGCATTTTATGAATGATATCAGACTCATGCACTGTAGTATATCCACGTTTTAGAGCAGTAGTGATATCCCGTTCTAAACGTAGGTACATTGTAGCTAGATGAGCTTCATCGTGAACTGCCAATTTATTATTGATTTCAATAATCTTCTTTTGGTTGTCTTCTCCGATAACATGGATAGTGTTTAGTTCTCCTTTAAGCTCTTTGAATTGTTCTTTATTTAAGTTTCCAGCTTTACTGGCTCTCATTCCAAACCAGCCAGTGGCCACTACTCCGATTGTAGGTGCTAGTTGTGTGATAGCGTGTATTACTTTTTCAAACGCTTCTGACCATGACATAGCTACCCCCTTTATCGTGCAACTGGATCGGTTTCAAGTTCACTATTGGATTTAGGAGCTTCCCATTTCCACACTGCAAGAATTCCATTTTGAGATGGTGAGCCTTCAAGTTGTTTGAGTGTTTCACCCTGATAGATAAATTGTTGGTTGGTTTGAATCAAGATGCGCTTACCTTCACCGTTAAGTTCAACATGTTCAGGATCTTCAATCGCAAACATCGAACCAGGTGCATAGCTCTTCCCATTTTCAACAAGTGGAAAGAGGTCAACGAGTTCCTTATAAGTGGTACCATAAGCGATTTTCTCGCCCATAATTGAATCTTGAGCCATGACACGAACTACTTTGTTGATTTTCTCGGTAATTTCAAGTAACTCGTTCTGTTTAGTTTCAGTTTGAGTGAGCTTCTGTTCAGCTTGTTCAATTTTAGCTTGAGCTTTGACGATTGCTGAACCTGGATCTAGTTCAGCTTTAATAACATCAAGAACTGCCTGAATAAGTGTTTCTTCATTGTCTTGTGTGCGGTCTCCGACAAGTTCACGTTGGTTGGTGCTGTAGCGGTTGCCTTCCTGTAAACGAATTTCCACGACGGTTGTAGTTTTGTCTCCGTAACCACGAGTATAAGGTTTAGTTGCGAGTGTGTAGTTATTTACTGTCATTTTGTTTGTCCTTTCAATTCTTCAAATTTTGCTTTAAGTTCTTCATTTGACTCAATGATATTTAAAATGTCATTGAGTTGTTTTTGTGTGACTTCATACAGAGCTTTATAAGTCGCTGAATCACTTGCTTTCATTCCAATATCATCACTTAAATTTCGGATGATTAGTTGATTAATTTCTTCCTTCATTTACTTTCTCCAATTTTTTATTGAGTTCTTGAATAGCCTTAATTAAATAAGGTACGAGTACGAATGTGTTATATGAGTAAGCACCATCTGGATTTTCAAGGAACGCTTCAGGAGCGTATTTCTGTACATCTTGAGCCATGATACCACAGGAAATATCTTCAATTTTTCCATCGTATTCCTTACGATAAGAGTAAGTTTTTAGACGGTCGATAACTTCCAAAGCTGATACCTTACTATCTTCAATGTTATGTTTATATCGTCTGTCAGATACATCCTTATTCAAAGGAATCCACATATACGAATCATCAAAGTGATATAAGTAAACATACCCAGCTTTTTCCTCTACACGCTTATAGGATGGTGAGTGAACCCAGTAACCACCTTCCCTTGTCTTCTCGTTAGTAATATAGAAGATGTTCCCGCTGACTTCCAAATCCCCGTTGATTTTAGGAGTATTCCAAAATCGTGCCTTATTATAACAGAACATCTCTCCAGTTCTTTTTACAAACCATGCATATTCCTTTGGTTTTTCCCAGTTATCCCCCCAGTTCACCCAAAGTGCAGTTTGACCCCAGCTTGTGTTACCATTACTCATTCCAACTGCAAATTGGTTAGTACCAGTCAGCCAGTAGGTGCTAGGGTCTTTGTCGTGTGTACCGATTTGGAATCCACCAATACGCCCCTTATAACCTTCAAGTAAGGTTGCTGACACGACTACTGATCGCAGCTTATTGATAAATGCATTCTTAGCAGCTAGCTGGTCGGTAAACACATCACTTGATACTATCTTCTTAGCCATTGCTGAGTCCATGATAACCTTATCAGCTGTGATTGAATTAGACTCGATAATATCCGTGTTCAACTTACCAATTCGGGCATCACCAACAAACAAGCGTTTGAAATAACCATCAATAGCAGTGATTTCATCAGCAAGTGTCTTACCTTTTAATCGGATTTTTTCTGCTTCAATTAAGATATCCTTTGGTGCTAGGTTGATTTGCGATGTTACTGCACCAGGGGTAGTCAATGTTTGGATTGCATATGAATCCGATAATTGCGCCACTCTTGTCTGTGTGACAACATCTTGTGTAGATGTGTTGTCAGTGAATTTTTTCGGAGGTGTATCACCTCGAATTAAAGACACCTGACCGATGGCAACCTGGCCATTTCTAGTCAATAAAATTTCAAGAGGAAACTCTTTACCTTTATTACTTGTCTTCTTAATCGTGAACGTACCAGTAATAACCTGCTGACCTTTTTGTGTGATTGTAATTGGAGTTGATGCAAGACCTCCATCTGCTGACCATAAATCCATAACAAGTGGAGCATCTGGGACAACATCGACCCATACAAACATTCGATAGCTGATTTTCTCATCTTTTGTAAATGTGGATGTGTTAAGAGGTACTCTGAAACCACGATACACGTTATTGGTATTACCTGAGCTTGTGATACGTAAGAGTTTAGTATTAGACTGAACCTCAATGACATTAGCTTCACCTGCAGTTTTTTCCCACTTGCTGAAATTTGTAGGGTCGTAGACTAAGTTAAAATCATCCAAGAAATTAGACACACGACTTACTAGGCCATCAGCAGTCTGAATCACTTGTGAAATCGCTTGGTCTTGTCGTTGTAAGGTTTGAGTATGTGACGAAACTGTATCTCGGACATCGTTAAATTCAACAATACTAACAATTTCAGAACTTGAAATATCGTAGTCTGTCATGCGGTCAGAATGTTCGATCTTCATCCCACAGATTTCAAGGCTACCACTCCCACTTTGACCAAACTGTATTGAGTTAGCGACTGCATCTGCTGTAAATGTGAATTGATATCGAACCCAATCAGTATTCGTGATTGGCTTGTTCATGCTTCGATTTGTATCATTAGTTGTCCATGAACGCATCAAGAGATTAACGTTTGGATTGATAACTCGTGCCCAACAAGACATGGTATATTTCTCACCAACAATCAAGTTAATACTTTGTGCGATATCTTTATTCCAGCCATTCGCATTATTTACAATCCGAATACCCTTCTTAATAGCAGTGTGCGGAGCATCTGTGAGTGATACTACTTCTGTCTTACCACTACCACCTGATTGATTTAACCTCCACGTTCCATCTGAACCATTCCCAGCTGTGATAATGGACGAATTCTGCAAGAGGTTATCATTACGGATAACGTCTCTCAGCTTGGTTTCAATACGTGAGATGGTCTGTTGGAACCCGTCAACCGATTTCTTGACTGTATTTTGTACCTGTGTAGCAGTTTGAAAGCCTTTGTCATTAACTAATCTATCGACTTCGGTACGTGATAACTTCTCTGAAATCTGACCAGCTTGAACTTCAATCTTACTTTCAGTGATAGAAATTCTGTCTTTGATTGGGTCTAACTCAGACTTTCTAGCTAGTGTTTGGATCGTGTCGTTGATTTTAGTTATTCTTGAAATACTTTCATTCGCTAAAAAATCAGCCGCTTCAGCATCTTCTAGAGCTCTTAGTGCATCTGCACTAGCTTTCTCTGCCAATGCTTGACCATATGCTGCAGTAGAGACAGCATTTTGAGTGTTTTTATTAATATTTTCTATCCTCTCCCTCTGGTCTTCCAGAGTGGATTGGTAGTTTCTATCAAATTCGTTTAATTGATTATCAATCTTATTAAATAAGACTTGTTTATTTTCTTCAGCAAGTGCCTTAGCTTGTTCAATACCGTCTGTGATTTCATTCCTGATACCTTGTACCTTACGGTCAAAATCCTTGTCAGCTTCTTCAATTTGGTTTTGAAGTTGTTTTCCAAACTCGCTGAATTGCTCGATTTTTTTAGTAATGGTCCCAGCGTACGAATACTGCGCATCATTACCAGCTTTGCTGTCGGCACTAATACGACCACGAAGCCCGCCTTTAAAGTTGAAAGATTGGCTCAAAACTGGAGATTTGAAAGTCTCTCCTGTGTTGGTTTTAATAGTTACCCACTGACCAACATCAAGTAATAGATGCCCTTGATAATTCAGACTGTATGGATAATATCTAATGTCCTTGATACTGTGATAGAGATTATCCAAAGCTGACTGATACATCAACACATTCTCGATTTCGAGCGAACGACCTGTACGCAAACCAACCGTGAGCGTTTCTTTATCTTTTTTACAGGTTATCCCTGCAATTTGATACTCAATCTCACTCTTGGTCAATCCATGCATGAAATAGCTATCTGCTGTAATCACAATGCCAGAGTCAGTCAACTCCTTGACTTCAAGTTTTCCTTCACGGTTGAAAAAACAAGACATCCCGATCATTTGAGCTGATAGCCCTAACACATCTCGGAATGTCATTTTTTTATCTTTAGGTACCTTGTCAATTCGGTAATTCATGGATGCAATACCCATGGTCTCATTGGCTAGTGTGATACCTGTTTTTAAACAAATCTCTTTGATTACATTTCTGATTTCTGCTGGGTAGGTCAATTCTGTGACATATTCACGGTTCAACTTAAACATGCCGTCCATGAGTTCAAGTTTGGTTGTTTTACGGTTGCGGTCAATCTCAATGTCATTGATAAAATATTCTCCCATTTTGACCCACTCATAGGTACCGTCGACCAAAAGGCCAATCTCTGGGTAGACTTTATCTAATTTTCTGAATGATGTGATCACACTCGCAAAAACAATCTTGGCACTACCTGCGCACGTCCCCCCTGGCTTGTAAGTATCGCCTTTGATGTACCCGTAATCAAAACTAGCCTCATTGATATCTCTAGATTGATACTGTCCTACTCTGATAGCAAGGGTGCGGTTTTTTGAAAACATTGCTTCGTTGAATTTCTGTCGTCTGAATACGTCCATATTTTAAAACCTACCTTTCTATCAGATTAAACTTAGCGCCAGACCATGGCTTGAATTTCTCAGTAAACGAATAACTTGGAGCCGTTCTGTCTCCGACATAAAATGTTTTAGTTGTTTGCCCTGACATCGGGTCAGGATAGGATACTGTAAAGAACTCAGGGGAAACGGCATTTAAAAGCTGACTCATTTCTCCTTGAGTCAGCATGCCCCACTCACAATCTAACTTCCGTTTGGTCGTGATACGGTCACGCACCATGTCTCCATTAGCGTTGCGCCCTGTTTCTCCGTCGATATCCTGAATACCGACCTGAAAAGATTTAGGAGGCTTAACAGCCACCCCATTGATAATTAAGCGTGCCATTTTACCTCCCTTTAAATGTTAAGCAAGACTTGTCCTGCACGTTCTTGTTCTCGATTGATTTCTTGAATGGCCACACGACCGAATTCGTGTCCGCCAATCTGGATCACGATGTCGCCATTGCCACTAAATCCTCCAGATTGTGGCAAACCACCACCTAGAGCGTTAACAACGGCACCGCCTACGATACGACCCATGGTCTGTAAGAAACCAGTATTCTCAAGAGGCATAACAACCTCTTTACCAGCCTCACCAATCATGGCTACGGTAGGACTGTCAACGATACCACCACGGGCTAGTCGAGGTAGGTTCACATAACCAATACTACCTACCCAACCTAGTCCTGGAAGCCTTCTGACAACGCCTAAAACTCCATTAATCATACCAATAAAACCATTGACTACATTCTCGATGGTTCCAAGTACAGCGTTAACTGCGCTTCTAAAAGCTCCACCTACTGCGCTACCGACTGCTTGACCAGCACCGACAAAGATATTCTTGACAGTATACCAAACACCACTAAAGAAACTACCAATAGAACTGAACGCATTTGTAACTGCGTTGTAGGCTCTTGAGAATATATCTCCAAACCATGAAGCCACGTTAGATAGGGCGTTTCTAACATCCGACCATTTTCCACCGAACCAAGAACCAAGACCACTGAAGATATTAGTCAAGCCAGTCCATGCCTTTTGAAACATGTCTGTGAACCACGCTCCAATGTTTGAAAGGGCATTAGTGACGTCATTCCAACGCTCAGTGAACCATGGGCTGAGTTTAGAGAAGATATTAACTATACCATCCCAAGCGCCTTGGAATGTATTAGTGAACCACTCTCCAGCACCGCCTAGAATGTTGGTAATTCCATCCCAAGCGCTCTGGAACGTTGAAATGATTGAGTTCCATATGTTCGTCAAAATATTAATAATTAAGTTCAATAACGACTTGAAGATAGCTACAACGATTTCAAGCACCCCGTTAAAGATACTAGAAAAACCTTCAGTGATTTTACTCATATCTCCATTGATGATACCTATTATCACGTCGATGATACCTTTAATGATATCAATGACACCAGAAACAATGTCTGAAAGTGTATCAAAGAATGTCTTTAATTCATCCCCAACACGCTTAATTGAAGGTGCTAACTCATTAATAATTTTCTCGATGATGAAAGTAATTAAAGGTTCAAGTTTGTCGTACACGACTCCAATCAAGTCAGCAATACTGCCTAGTAATTCCAGAAACTTCTCAACCGCTGGGCCTATATGATTTTCAATCGTATCTGCAAACCCAGCACCTATTTCTTCCAAAATCGGCTGGATTTTTTCATCCCAAACGGTCGTGAACGTTTTGACGATAGATGATAATGAATCTCCAGCTTTGTCAATTAACGGCTTGATATGCTCGTCATAGACTTTATTAGCTTTTTCAAAGATGGACTTCATGGTGCTGGCCAGAGCTTCAACAACTGGCTCGGCAGCTTTGAGCAAACCAGTAAACATTTCTGTAATGTTTCCTTGGTTGTCCGTGATTACTTTTTCAATCTGTTTTACAATATCTCTGGTTAATTTAGATGCAAGTTCATTAACGCCCATAAATGCGTATGTGAACGCAGAGATAAGACCAGCACCGATATTTGTAGCAGGTTCACTTGTTATAGTGTCGTAGAAGATTTGGCCGATACTTTGCGCAATATTCCCGATACTAGCAATCGTGTCGCCATTAATATCAAACATACGAATGAGCCATGACTTGATGTCCCACTTGGTGTCGTTTAAAGATTTGTTCAGACTTTCAGCAAGAAATACTGCAATACCCATGACGACATTGGCTATTGCTCCAGCCGTCTGACCTAATGCAAATGCCAGTTTCTCTCCAAAGCGAGCTGCAGCTTGCAAGACCGTTCCATCCTCAAAGATATCTTTGATAGATTGCCAGATACCACTCAAGGCATTCTTCAGTCTTTCAAGGCTATCCCATCTGAACGAGAGAGAAAAACCTTGTTTAAATAAGTCCCAAAGTTTCGCTAAATAATCAAATAAGCCTTTTAATTTATCTCCAAGACCGTCAAAAATACTCTTGAATTGGTTGTCCATGTCGGTTAAGGCAACTTCTGGTAAGATGTCTTTGAAAGGTGCGCCACCGCCCCCTCCTTTTCCTTTCTTACCTTTGCCACCGCCACCTTTACCTTTACCAGCGCCATCTCCATCATCTGGGTCGTCCTTCTTGTTTAAAAGGTTAATCTCATCAAATCCCATTAAACCTAGTAACTCTTTAACAGCTTTCTTGGCTGACTTGGCAGTGTCGTCTAAGTTATCAGCAATACCACCTGAAGCATCGTCTGCATCATCCATGGCATCTGCAAGGTCACCAGCTCCGCCTGCTGCATCTTTTAGAGCATCGCCAGCGCTACTTGCTGCACTAGCTACACCGCTGTCTTTAACGGTTGCTTTCTTATTAAATAGCAAGGCAATAAACTCTGCTAATTTGCCAGTGACATTCTTCAATACCATAGCAAAAGAGTTCAAGACTGGCATAATAGCATTGATAATCGGCAACATAGAGTTACCGATATTAAGGGCTGAGTCTTTCAGCAATGATTTAAACAAGCTAATGCTCCCATTTACTGATTGTGACAGGGTCGTTCCATACTTAGCAGTAGCTTGTTCCAAGATAGCCATAAGGCGAATTTGTTGTTGTGTTTGGTAGTCTAACTGGTTCCAGCTTTGACCATTTGCAAAACGTTTAAACGCTTCTGTGGATTGAATCATAGCCACATTGACGTTGATTCCTAAATCTTCTCAATAATGTTATCGCATGGCTTTTTATCCATACTTCTTACAATTTCTTGTAAGTTCGGCATATATTTTCACCTACAACCGAATTGTTTAGGTGCTTACCACTCGTGGGGATATTTTATTCTATACTTTTTGGTAAAACAAAAAGCACAGGTTCAATCCCTATGCTCTACGGTGACTAAGCCTTTTTAATTGCTTAGTTTACCTCGGTATCGTCATATTTTAATTACTTAAAACTTAGAGTTCTACCGATTTTGGTAAGTTCTTAATCCGCCTATTTCTAAGCGGTGCGACAAAAGTCTATCGCTTCCGTATTACCAAGCAAACCTGAACGAATACGCTCCATAACATCTGTAATGCTACGTCCTGAACCTTCAGCAACAACTGCAGATGTCTGCAACATCTTAGCAGTATAGGCACTTAATTTGTTGGTATCTTTAATAAATCCAGAAAATAAGTTTGAGTAGACTGCACCGTAGTTAGTAGCCTCGCCCACCCCCATATTCATAGCGTTGGCGTTATCGTTAACCCATTTTAAGAAAGATTGCGAACTCTCGCCCATCTGTCGCTTGATTTGGTTCATAGATGCTGATACTTCAAGAGCTGTCTGCGCTGAATACATCCCAACATCAAGCAATTTCTTTCCAAGATAGGCAAAACCAGCGAACTTGGCTAGTTTGCCAAACGCACTACCGATAGAGTTTGACTGTTCACGAACTTTTGCAGTGGCATTTTTCACTTGGTCAGATGTCCCTTTGACCTGACTCTCAACTTCTTTCATCTTTTTCTTGAAAGGCGCTATCTCAGCGTCAATCATGACTTTTAATTCATCAAGAGTTGCCATTTACTCCCTCCTTCCTTTTGCGATTATGTCTTTCTGCAAATTCACGCATCCGTTCCTTATGCAACAAAAACGCTTGTCTCTGTCGTTCCTGTTCTACCGCTTGTTGTTCTTCTACAAATAACTCAGGCGCATATTCCCAGAACTCAAAAACCTTGGCATCTTTGGATAACAATAAGGAAATGTGGTTGGATATCATCTGCGAAAGTCTATAAGAATCAATAATCTTCTCTTTACGCTCTTGTTTTTTGACACGGTTATAGCTTTCAATCATTTCTCTGATTTCAAGTACCGTTAAATCCCAAAAAACGAGAGGCTCCCCCCCAATGTCCAAAAACATAGGGTAAAGCCTCTCAATAATTTGCGTTACCGTTAAGATTACTCGACTACTGTCATTTTCTTCTTGGAAGTTTTCTTGCCCTTGCTTCCTCGTGGAGTAAAACCCGATACTTCAAAGAGTGGCATTAAAACCTCTGTCATGAAGGTCGCTTGGTCTCCACCATTGTCCACGTATTCATCGTACAGATCATAGACATCATCAATAGAATATCCATTCTCATACTTTTGCAATGCTCCGTGAACTAACAACAGCATAACTTTTAAAGGTGGCAAAGTGAACTCTTCGCCAGCTTCAGGCATGAAGATTTTCAATAGGTTCATACCGATTTTTTCTTCAACTTTTGTTGCTTGATGAGATGAAAGTCGTAGTTTCAACTCTTTCTCATCGTTAATCTTCCAAATTGAGTAAGGTAACGCCATTTAATTAACCTCCGATTCCGTCTGTGAATTCAAGTTCAGATTGCAATGCGATTTTAAGAGTAAACTCAATAACAGAGTTCACACCACCGCCACCAAGTTTGACAGATACTTGACCTTCAAATTTAACCTTGGTACCGTCTGGGTAAGCCTGTTCAAAGAAGAGTTTTGTCTTGTTGTCTGCTGCGTTACGCAAAATACGATAAGGATCGCTTGCTCCATCATTTTTGTATGCGAATTTGTATTCAAGTTCCCCAGCATCTCCAATACCAAACTCATATTTTTTAACCTTATCTTCAAGGGTGGTATTTTCAACCTTTTCAGGTTCAATACCGAATTCAGGCACTTCCTTAAGTCCTGCAAGTTTTGTGTAAGTTCCTTTAGCTGTTCCATAAGAAAGCGTAATTCCATTTGCTAACATGTATTAATTCTCCATTCTATATTGATAAACAAGCTCAGAGTCAAGGTCAACAATACCTTCAAATCTCATCAATTTATGCCTCAAATGAGAGGGGTCGGGGATGTCTTGACTTTCAATTCTACGCAAACCCAATGAAGCAAAAATCTCATTGATTTTAACTGCGAGGTCGCTAGTGCTATCATTGTCGAAGATATCAACCTTATAGCGAATTGATGTTTTTTGTTCTTTATCGTCGAACCAATCACCTGGTTTGTTTTGTTCTTCTAAAAAAATAACGACTGGGAAAGTCTCCCAATCGCTAGGATAAGTGTCGGTCACATTGTTTGCGACCTTCTGCAATTCTTTATAAATAACTGGCTTAATATTAATCATCTTATCTGTTCTCTAATCTTTCTACTAACGTATTTTGAAATGTTATTTGATATACGGTCGTGATTTTCTTTCAAGGCAGGATACAAGTAAGGTTGCGCCGGCTGACCATACATCTTGTAGAACTCACCTCTTTTTGCAAAGTGGTAAGGTCCTACGTTGATTTGGTCTTCGTGCACGTACCAAGGCGTTGACCGATAAGACACGCTCACTTCAGGCGATATACCCGAATGATTTGCTAGTCCTTTTGGACCTGTTCCAAGTTCGACATAAGCGCCGTGGTCTGAGTTTGTGAATATTTCGCTTGATATCTTGTTACCGTTCACTTTCAACCGTACTCTGATGCTATTTCTCAACTCACCTTCATTCGCCGGTGCCCTGAGTTTTGCTTCAGGTTGAACGATTGTTTTACCAGCATGCAATACCGCTTGACCTACAAACTCATTAGTTCTCGCTCCGTAGAGCTTACGGCATTTAGCGATTAAGCTATCTGCTCCGATTAAACCTGACACGTTCTAACTCCAATACTTGATGTTGGCTATACACTTTCTTCGAGATAACCCGATGCGTGACTTCTGTCTTGCTCTCGATACAGACGCCATCTTTGACATTGATATCTGCGCTCTTGCTCGCATTCGCATTCAAGATATCGTTTAGACGTTCTCCGTAGATTTCAGATTGAAGTCCACTGCTCGCTGGCCACAATTCAAGTCTAACCTCTTCAACTTCGTCCGCATAGCCCTCTTTAGCAATCCCCTCGTTTGATACAGTTTTTTTAAACCGTCTGAGAGGGTATGGTTTCAGTCTATTCTTTTTCAAAAACATGACCTGCCACCCTTGCTAAGCGATGCATTCGTACACGCTGTAAAACGCCCGTAGACAACCCATTGTCTGAGTAGGTGACAGATATACCACCCTCGCTCCTAGATTGCTCTCCTTCGCTTCCTGAACGGTTGTAGAGCTCGATTACAAGCTCAGGGATAAGTCTCTCAAGTGCGGGTGTTAGTTTGTCACGGTTAGTTTCAGATAAGATGATATTTTCAGCCCTTAAAATAAAAGACGAGAGAACTGCTTCGTCACTCTCGCCTGTCAACATTTTTAGTTTTTCAAGTTCCATAAGACCTCCTAATCTAAAGGAGTCGTCTCGTCTCCTTGTGTTTCGGTTTCTCTCTCAATGATTTCAAGGACGTCTGCAATAGACACGCTAAAGCTAACCTTTAGATTATTTTCAAGCACCTCAAAACGCTCGTCCGTAATTTCAAAGACTTCATTTTCTTGTCGTCTAATTCCAGCTTCCCAGTCATTGAATGATTGTATAGCTTTAACTTTCATTATTTCTTAATGTCCGCAAGCACTACCTTAGAGTCATCAGAAACAGCCACTGTATAGAATTCATCAATTGAGATTTCAGTAGTACGTTTCAAAGACTTACGGTCAACTTCGATGTTTGGATCACGTTTGAGGTAAACAGTCAATGCTGCAGTGTCTTGTTCTGTTTCGTCATCATGTGTAAGTTTGATGATAGGACAAGTGTAGAATGCACTAGTTGTATCAAGTTTAACTTTCTTAGTTGGAACAATACGAGTGTTTGCAATTGTACCAATTTCCCCAGACATAACAACGTTAGCTGGGTATTTATCAGCTGAGATAAAGTTTGGATCCTTACGCAATGTAGTTACTTGTTTAGGGTTAACAAACATAACTTTTTCTGTGTTGACTTCTTCTTCAAACAAATCAATAGCGTCCACGATTACATCATAGCTGATTGCTTTAGTTTTAGAGTCAAACTTGCGTGTGTTTGTTGCTAAAAGAGCATCCAAGGCATCGTTGTCGATTTTAGATGCAACTGCAAGTGCAAGTTGGTTCTCTGCATTACCTACTGGATCCCCGTAACCTGAAAGAACTGCCTCGTCGGTCAATTCTACTGCCTTCATTGCTTTTTTGATTGTAGCAGTCTTAGTAGAAGTACCAAGAGTAACTACTCCAGCTTCTACTCCTTCATTTACATCTTCTGCGTCGCCAATGTATGTGTAAGATGGAACCGTGATGGTATTACCAGGAACTCCAACCAAAGTACGGTCAATTGTGGCAAATGGTGCAACACGTAGTTTTTTTGGTAACTTAGCAGCTACCATGTCGCCCATAACTTGAGGATTTACAAGATTTGCAATTTTAGTTTGTGTCATTTTTTAAATTCTCCTTTTTCTAATTCAAAAATGAATCATACAGTTCAGGGTTTGTCTGTTTAAGGTTAGCCTTTTCTGCATGGCTCATTCTGTAAAATTGAGCTTTGGTAAGCTCGTTGTTGTTTTGTGGCGCAGTCTTAATAGGTGCGCTACCTTTCATGCGGTCGGATACACCTTTCTGGACTGCTTCCTCCCACGTTTTCTGAATGCTTGCGACCGAATCGGTCACAGTTTCTGCGTTCGATAAATCGACCACGGCTACTAATTCAACTGGTAAGCCACGTTCACTTAGCATTGCCTTAGCTTCTGCGGTCAATTCCTTGCGAGCAAGCACCTGTTCACGATTAGCTAGTTCTTGCTCACGCTGATCTAACTGATATTTCTGTTTCTCGTCAGCGTTCATCTTGGCAAGCTTCTTAGCTTCGTTTTCTTTGGCTTCTTGCTCTGATTTCCACTTAGCAAATTTCTTATTGATGATTTCATCAACGTCTGCATCTGTGTACTTCTTCTCGTCTTGCGGTTGCTCCTCGATAGTAGGTTCTGCAGGTACCCCTTGAGCTTCAACCGTTTCGACTTCGACTGTTTGTGTTTCTTCGTTCATTACGAACCTCCTATTTTTAAAGTCGTCCCCGACTATATAAATCCATGGCTTTTTTTGTCATCAATGCTCGGACAATAGAAAAACCGCATCAATTCTGACACGGTTTATAGCAATTTACAGTGATTTATAGCAGTCTATTCCTGCCAGTCAAGATGTTGGATCACCTACTTTCTTTTCTTAAGCTCTTTGTTTAAATTCTTCATAAACAAAAAGATGAAAGACACCAGTGGTAGAAATATCAACCACCCCAGGGCAATCAACACCCATTCCCAAATAAACATATTTTACTCCTTTCTGAGCATAAAAAAAAAGCACTAAACAATTGTTCAGTGCTAAGATAGGCAGGACTGTCGGGGCTCCTGCATTTCTCGACCCACTATAAGTGGCGCGTTGGTGACAGATTCTCAACCTCTATCTTTACTAAAAGTATAGCACTATTTTCCCTTTTTGTAAAGCGTTGACATATTTTTTTCATTCTTTTTGACTTGACGAATCCCAACCTTACCAAAGTGAATAACTAGCATTTCATCCCTTGGTACCATCACCGCTTCCATAACAACCTTATCTTTATTAGGAATTTTTGCATAAGAAACAATTGATTTTTCAATCCTTTCTGAATTATCTAGAATCAAATAAGGTTTTTGAACCACCTCTTTTATTAACATAAATTCATCCAATGAATACTGTTGTCCGTGTCTGACTAATGAAGTAGCCAAACTACTAACATCTATGTAAGCGGAACTTATTCCTGTCAATTTTGTTATTTCGCTCGGGAAATCGCCCAATTCATATTCAGGTTCTAGTAATTTTACAAGTTGCTCTTTCGATAATCCACCTTTCTTAATTTCATCCCATGCGTTAGTAACATCGGAAAATAATTTCGTGGTGTTATTTTTTGGAATTGTTTTACTATTTCCCATAGAGTCTTGTGTTTCGTCTTTGTCAACGTACTTAGAATACCACTCTTTATAATTCATATCAGCAGGTACCAACTCGGTCTTACCTGTCACTGGATTTCTAGCCCTGCGCTTCAGTTTGCTGTAGTCTGCATCCTCATCGTATCCGACAGTAGTAGACCTACACCACGGATGTAGCGGTGGATAGTTCACACCAGGAACAGCATCGGCTGTATTATAGACCTTGTTGTCGTGCTCCTGGCAAATGTGAGATGTGCGTCTGTCCAGCACTGCTACAAATTTGTACTTTTCAATCTCAGCATCTTCATAGCTTAGCAGTTCCATTTGATTATGAAAGAACGCTGACTCAGTGCGAACTAAACGTCTTGCTTTGTTTTGACCAACCTCAAACCGTTCTGCAATTGCTTGAGATGTATCTCTTACACTTCTACCAGTCATGAGGCTTACTAAAAGCTCATCTTTCACACTAGAAGCAAGCGCCCCAGTATTTGACCATATCCTGTCAGAATAGGCCTCTCCTGTCCATTTAAACGCCTTTAAACGCTTGATTTCTGTTTCTGGTAGTCCAGAGAAGTGATAAGCAAGTCCTGTCTGTTGTTGCAGGTCAAAAGTAGCCTTGTAGTAACTATCTTTCATCAAGTCGCTATAAAATCCGTCTGAGCCTTGTTTTTCAGAAAGATAGATAGAACTACGCATAAGGTCTAAATCGTCGCTCAAACGCTCTAATCGCTTCATACGATAGGTGTAAGCTGGGCTGTCTAAATCTGCCAGCAAACGTTGTATGTTTGGGTCGTTCGGTCTAGCTTCGAGCATCCTGCGTAGATCAGCAAGCTCTTTTTTGTCCTTCATGGTTTTTAAGACTTGCCGTGCTGCATTCTCACTCAAGCCATAGTCACGCTGAAATTTATCAAATATTTTATTTATTTCTTTGTCAAGGTAAGCCTTGGCTTCTTCGTAGACCTTGTCAAACTTATCCGCTTGCTTTTCTGCCTTATCCATTTGCTCATAGATAAGATTAGCCTTCCTCTTCGCCCAGTACTCCTCGTTCTTCATCTGCTACCTCTTCCTCTGGCTTCGTGTTTGCCTTGTTAAAGAACGGCACACGTTCCATGTTCTTCTCTTTTTCTTCCTCGAGGCCTTCCAATTCAGCGTCAGGGTCTTCAACGAATGGTAAGAGTGAAATAAGCTGTCTGAGCGTAACTTTACCCTCAAGATTATTAATAACCTGTGACAATTCAAGCAAGTTCTTAGGTAATCCACGACTAAACTGAGGTACTATCGAATTTGCATCAAGTGCAATTTGTTGCAGTCCCATGTACTTAGCAAAAATACTGATACGCTGTCTAAGACCACGTTTATAGTTAGCCTCTTTGATTTTAGTAATCATTTCAAGTCCGAGCAACTTATACTCCATAGCTACACCCGAACTGTTCCCAGCGAACTTTTCGTCTGTCAGGTTTGGTACGTGGCTAAATGTGTAAATATCCTCTTTCAAGGCTTTACGCAAGATTTCAGTAGCGCCCTCGTCCAGCATATTTTTTAAGAAGTCAGCCTTGGCATCCATTGGAAGCTCCAAAAGCCCTTCTTCATTAAGGATAGACATAGCTTTGTGGGTTTCTTCAGGCGTGTCTCCTAACTGTGCTCCATACAAGACAAGGATAGACTCAATCGCTTGTTCTTTGTCGTTCACACGGTTACCCATCAAGGAATTGTAAGCATCAATCAAGCTAATCTGTTGCTCGTAATCGCCAATCGCAAAGTTATTATTCTTATACTCGATGATTGGGATTTGACCAAGGTGGTGTGGTTCAACATCATTTTTTTTCACATACGACCCTGACGAATCACTCAAAACAATGTGATAGTGCAAGTTCTGTGTAAAAACCTCTGCTTGGTATGTCTTAGTGTCTTTTGAATCGTCCTTAACCTCGTAGTAGTAAACCGCAAACAAGGGTCTACGTTCAATGCTATCATCATAGACTATAAAGGTATTCTCGACATCAAGACTAGCTGAGTCAAGCTCGTTCAAGCCTTCCTTGACATAGATGTATTCGTAAGCACGTCCATAAATAGCCATGTTAAGAGCGTTCTGCGTGTCTACTTGGTCAACTTCTGCGTTATCAAATGCAACCAGCAACGGCTCAAGGTCGCTCTCACCTGTGTTGTTGTAGGTAATCGGACTGCCCAGAAAATAACCTGTGGCCGTGTCTGCTATATCTTTCGCATGATTGGCTACTGTTTTAAAGTTTGGAGCGTTAGGATTGCGCCTTTTATGTTTAAGAATAGAATGCTCTCCGATGTAGTAACGCTTTAATTTTCTTAAATCCTCTCGCTCGTTTGCGTGTTTGCGAATTAACTTATAAATCAATTCAGCGTTTAGATTTGTTTCTTCATATCCATCCCGTGGATAGGTTAAGTATTTATACATGTTCTCCCTTTCTACAAACCATAAAGAGATTTTCTCTTAAC